CGACGTGGTAGTGGTCAACCACAGCTCTGCCGGTACTGCTGGCAGCTATCTCGTTCAAGCCAACAGCATCGCTGCTGGTTCGTTCAAGATCACTGTGGCGAACGTTGGTTCGACCGCTAGCGAAGCCATCGTGCTGAGCTTTGTGGCTCTGAAGGGCGCTAGCTCCTGATGGGTCTCTTCGCCTTTAGGCGGATGAAGGAACGTGAGGCTGCTGCTCTAGCGGCGGCCTCCGCTCCTGAAAAGCCGACCAAAAAGACTTCTACTGTGACGCCCGATGGCAGTAACAATCGACGCAACAGCGGGCGGCGCAAACGCCAACAGCTACATAACGCTGACTGAGGCGAACACCTTCGTTGAAGCGATGATCGAGTCCACTGATGTAGGCAAGTGGACGACCGGCAATGACGATTCACGCAACCGCGCTCTGACAGCTGCGGCTGAACGCTTGGACCGTGAAAGATTTTTAGGCGCACGTGCTACTGATACGCAAGCGAGGCAATGGCCGCGTACTGGTGTTCGCAAGCCAGACACCTACGTCAACACCTACGCAACGGGCTTCCCGTTTCGCATCTCTGAGGATTACTTCACCGACGAAGAGATCCCGGATCAAATCAAGCGGGCGCAGATTGAGCTTGCTGTTTACCTGAAGAACAACACGGACGGCATTAGCCTTAGCGGTCTGAACGACTTCAAGAACGTGAAGATCGGCAGCCTTGATGTCACGCCTGACAAGTCCGGTGCTGTCGGCGCTGATCACGTTCCGCCGATGTTTGAAAGGTACTTAACGGGTCTTAGAATTAGTGGACCAGGCAACATCGCTATCAAACGGAGCTGACCATGTACGCAGATCTCTCAGGCGGCTTCGAGTTTGTTTCTGACACTGCTGCTCACACCGGCAGGTTCAGCAAGATTTATTTCAAGGAAGACACGGTGATTGATGCGATCACTGTGCAGAACGCAACCGGCAACACCCTTGCTGGTGAGACGTTTGTGGCTGACACCTACATCTGCGGAATCATTACGAGCATCACGCTGACGAGCGGTGCTTGCCTTGCCTATCGCCTCTGATGGCACTTGCTGATTCGCTGGCAAGGGTTGCAAGCAATGTGCTGAAGCAGTTCGGCGGTGATGTAACCGTGCGGATTGTTGCTGCTGGTGCTTACGACACGTCAGACGGCACGATCGCTGAAACTGAAACTGACACCACGGTTCCGGGCATCCTTGAGGATGTGAACCTGCGCGAGGTGAACGAGCTGGTACAGGCTGGTGACAAGCGTCTTACCGTCGCCGCTGATGATCTTGCCACCGCGCCTGAGACTAAGGATCGCGTCGTTATTAGCAGCGTTGTTCATCAAATCATCCGTGTGGAGACAACGGAACAGGACGGTACTGCGATCATTCATGAGTTGATCCTGAGGGCGTAACGATGGCACGCAAAATCAAGATCACAGAAATTGCTGACTTGATGGAAGAGGAGATCCAAACAGTTGTAAGGCTGACGGCACTTGAGTGGACGCAAAAAGTCAAAGAGAAAACACCCGTTCGTGTCGTTTTGTCTTCTGACCCCCCTTCTTACAGGGGAGGTGGGGACTTGCGAAATGCTTGGCAAACCCAGATCGGCAAGTTTGAGGCCGAGATCATCAACAATATGGAGTATGCAGAGCCGGTGTTGTACGGCAAAAATTTGCCGCCAAGCTGGAACAACGAATATCGAACACGCCAAGGAACAGTTCCCGGATTCCCTGACCTGATCGGTAAAGAGATCGCAACGACAAGGGTGCCTAAATTTATTGCAGCTTTTAGGAGGCGTAACTGATGGCTGCTGCTGACCTTAACTCCATCAGAGCAACGATTGAAGGCAGGCTCGCAACTGAGCTTGCCAGCAGTCCGGCCATCCCCGTCGTGTTTCACAACATGGCGTATGAGCCGACGCCGAACAGCTCATGGGTTCAATGCCTAACAACCTTTGGGGCGAGCGAATATCTAGGCCAAGGCCTGACAACTAACTCCCAAAACCGGATCGTCGGCCTTCTCGTGATGAACATATTTTCCGGCAAAGGCGTAGGCCCTGGAGCAAACCTTGTCATTGGTAAACGCATTCGGGATTTGTATAATCGAGTTATCGTGTCGGGGGTTTTCTTCGACGCTCCCACTGGCCCAGAGGCTTTGGCTTCGCCAAGTCCCGAGGGTTACTTCCAAACTCAGGTCCGTGTGACCTTTGAATTTATCGAGGAACTCTGACCATGGCCACCATCCGAGGCGAATCCGGACGTGTTGAATTTGAGACTGGCAGCGGCACATTGGGCCAAGTTGTCGGGACTCGAAGCTGGAGCCTCTCAATCACTAAGGAAACCTTGGACACCACTGTCCACGGAGATACCTTCCGCCAGTTTGTTGGCAGTCTCGTGAGTGGGTCCGGCACTGTTGAGTTGGTCTACGACCCCGACGCAACTGGGCAGGCTGCCTTTGTTGAGGATGTCATCAAGGCTGGCGACACTGCTGATGCCTCCTTTGAGTTGTTCACTACCGGTGACACAAACGGCACTGATTCCGTTTCTTTCGGCGGAATTATCACCGACATGGAAATTACTTCAACTGTTGGTGAACTGGTTGTTGCTACCTGCAACTTCATCACCAGCAGCACCATCACTTCTAACCTTGAGTGATAAGGCTATAGTTTGAGTGACAAATCTGTCGCTTAAATGCCTGCTGGAAACCGCACAGTTGATTTGCTGGTTGGGGCGTTCGACCTCAACCAGCGTCGCAAGTTTGAACTGAAGAACGCAGACGGCGAGAAAATCGTTGATCTGTACTTCAAGCCCATCACCCGCGCTGATCGCAAGAAAGCACAGCAGCTAGCTGGTACTGATGAGGCGTTGGACATCAGCACCAACATGCTCTGCCAAATGGCTGAGCTTGAGGACGGCACCAAGGCGTTTGCCGCTGCTGATGCTGCCAAGCTGCAGCGACAGCTACCTGAGAACGTGCTGAATGAGATCGAGCTGTTCTTGTTTGGCCTTGGCGAAGACGCTGATCTTGATGACGCAAAAAACGACTGAAGCAGGACAGCTGGACTTACTTTGAGTTCTTTCTGGCCTGCGAATTAGGCATGACTGTGAGCAGGCTCCGCACGGAACTAACCGATGCGGAGCTTGTCCATTTCGCTGCGTTCTACGAGGTGAAGGCAGCAAATGAAGAGAAGGCAATGGAGCGCGCGAAACGTCAGCGGCGGTAGACTTCGACTATTGCCGTTGAGTTGTCGTGGCTGAATCCAACGTCAAGCTCAGGGTAGACGCGCGCGAAGCCGTCAGCGCGCTAAATCAGACGAATAATGCGAGCAAGCAGCTAAATCAAACGCTCAATACGACGAGCAAGCGAGCAGGAACAGCAACAGCAAATATCCAGCGGTTTGGTATTAGCTTCCGTAGTGTTGTCGGCCCGATGGTGGCGCTGACTGGCGCGCTGACGCTTGCTAATCGTTCTCTCAACACCTTTGGCAAGCGCCAGGCTGACCTGAAGGTTTTGGCTGCACAGCTAGAGCGCATCGGCGCTGGCGGTTCTAAGCAGCTCGACGAGTTGAGGGCAGCAGCCGACAGGCTTGGTGACGCAACGTTGTTCTCTCAGGACGACTTCATTCAGTCGTTCAATATCTTGTCGTCCTTCCGTGCAATCGCGGTTGAGTCGTTTACAGAGGTTTCAGAGGTTGCTGCTGACATCGCTCAGGTCATGGGATCTGATGTCAAGAGCGCAACTGTTCAGCTCGCCAAGGCACTTGAGGATCCAAAACGTGGCCTAACTGCACTGAGCCGTTCAGGCATCACGTTTAACGAGGCGCAGACAGAGACCATCAAGAAGCTGGTTGATTCTGGCAAGTTGTTAGATGCTCAGGCTTTGGTCCTTGAGACCATTAAGGGGCAGTATGAAGACGCTGCGACGGCTGCTGGCAAGGGTTTTGCTGGCGCACTTGATCTGCTCAGTGAAAACGCTGGCGACGCTGCTGAGGCACTTGGCAAAGGACTAGAGCCAGCAGCTACGGACGCAGCAAACGCTCTTGCTGCGGTGTTTGAGCAAATAAGCAAGATTCCAGCTCCTGCGGGTCAGGCTGCGCTGCAGCTTGGCTTGATAACTGGCGGTGTTATTGCCTTAAACAAGGCGATTGTGGCATTCAAGGCGACCAAGCTGGCTGCGTTGATAACAGCGCAGATCGGTCTCTACAAGGCGTTCGGCGCTCAGATTTATCTGACTGCGGCAGCGCAAGGCGCTTTGAATACGGCGTTAGGTATCGGCAAAGCTCTGATGTTCGGCTTGCCGTTTCTTGCTGTTGCTGGTGGCATTGTCGGCATTGCTGACGCGTTGAATCAGGCGATCAACGGGCAGAAAAATTTCAACGATCTGTTGAAAGACGGCACCGTAGAGATGCTGGAAAACGAGCTTGCGACCAAGAAAAACAGCCTGGCATTGCAAGAGCGCATGATGCTGCAAGGTCGCGGTGAAGGTCGTGCCGCTGACACATCACGGCTTAACAGACTTAAGACAGAAGTGTCAGAGCTTGAGGCGGCGCTTATCAAAAAACGCGCTGAAAAGCCAAAGCCAAAAACCAAGTCAGGTGGCGATGACGGTGGCGGCAGCGATCCCGTCACAGACATGTCTCAACGATTGGCTGGCCTTAACAGTCAATTAAGAGCCGCGCAGGAAGCCGAGCAGCAACGCTTGGCGGCAACCTTAAAACTTATGGTTGAGAAGCAGAAAATATCTGAGAGCAACTTGGGGCCTGTTGCGAAAGAAGATGCGCTTCAGCAGGCTATACATAATTTCAGGCAAGAGATATTTAAGATTGACAAGGAGATTGCAGATCAACGCGCAAAAGACATAGAGAAAGCGGCTGAAGGCTTTGAAGCCCAGATGGCGTATCAGGATGAGCTAAGCCAAGCGATTGCAGAGCAAAAGAGTCAGTACGAAGAGCTAAACACCACGTTCCGCAACGGCATTGTTGACTCAATCTTGGATGCGGTAGAGGGGACTAAATCACTAAGCGAGTCGCTTGCCGGTGTTCTCAAGCAGATGGCAAGGATGATTCTTCAGCAGCAGCTGATGAATGCCTTAGGTGGATTTAATCTCTTTGGCGGCGGTGGTGGCGGTGGCACTTACAGCATCAGCCCTGCCGCCGTTCCTAAGACTTCTGGCATTAAGTTTTTCGCCAACGGTGGTCGCCCGCCTGTTGGCCGTCCTTCTGTTGTTGGCGAGCGTGGCCCTGAGTTGTTTGTCCCTGATCGTGCTGGGACGATCATCCCAAACGGTGCAATGGGTGGGGCTAACGTGACCGTAAACGTGGACGCTTCCGGTTCCTCTGTTGAGGGTGATGCTGAGCAAGCCTCGCAACTAGGCAAGGCAATCGGCATCGCTGTTCAGCAAGAACTCGTCAAACAGAAACGTCCTGGCGGTCTCCTCGCAAGCTGATGGCAACTTTCCCGTCAATCACACCGACCTACGGGTTGCAAAAAAGCAGCGCCCCGAACGTTCGCAAAGTGCAGTTCGGTGACGGTTATGAGGCCAGGTTGACTTACGGCATCAATCAAAACCCAAAGATTTTTAATCTGACGTTCCAGGTGTCAGAGACTGACGCCGACACGATCGAAACTTTCTTAGATGCACGAGCTGCAGACTTCGCCAGCTTTGACTTCACCCCGCCTGGCGAGGGCAGCAGCTCTAAGTTCGTCTGTGAACAGTGGAGCAAATCGATTCCGTACTTGAATCGCGCCACAATTCAGGCAACGTTCCGCCAAGTCTTTGAACCGTAATGGCAGTTGCAGCCTGGGCCGCTAGCACCGCATTTTCTGTCGGTGACATCCGACGTGCCACCACAGAACAGGCGTCTGGCTTGTTCTTCCGATGCACAACGGCTGGAACCTCA